ACTCCCTTAAGCCCGTTGGGGAAGAACGCGGGGCGATACTTAAATCCGTACAGAGGCCGCCCATTTACGGACACGCAGCGCAGAGTTGGGAAGCGTGGAGGCGAACGGGGAAAACCCGTAAAAGTTGCCAACAACGGATGGCTCCGTCAGTCATCAATCCGTGCGAGTGGGTAAGGCCTTGTTATGTCTGCTCACCGCACGGAATCACCATCAGTCATCTACCACAGAGAGGTAGTAAGTGAACGTAATAGCATTCGGAGACTGTAGAACCTTGATGAAACGCTGGAAAGACGAAGGCGTTAAGGTTCAGACCTGTGTGACCAGTCCACCTTACTTCGGCTTACGGGATTACGGACACCCCGAACAACTTGGATTAGAAGAAACGCCCGAAAAGTTCGTTGCCAACATGGTTGAGGTGTTTCGGTGTGTCCGAGACATACTGGCCGACGATGGAACGCTCTGGTTAAACATTGGTGATAGTTACGCTCGGCAAGGAGGCAAAGTAAGCGAACAATCTCGCCATTGGGATGGTAGAGAGCGCGATCCCGGCGCGATGCACTCCACTCGTCACGTTGACAATATGCCGGGCTTCAAGCCAAAAGACCTTATCGGTATCCCGTGGATGCTGGCTTTTGCCCTGCGTGCTGACGGTTGGTATTTGCGCCAAGACATCATTTGGCACAAACCCAACCCAATGCCCGAAAGCGTGACGGATCGTTGCACCAAAGCGCATGAATACATATTTTTGCTATCCAAGTCGCAAAATTATTTTTACGACGCAAAAGCAATCATGGAACCGGCAAAATATGGCGAACAACACGCCAAAAAAGCAACGTCGTGGGGAACAAACAGAAAGCATCCGAACAAAGCAAACGTAGAAAAATATGCTTTTGCTGGCGAAAACCACACTTGCAGTCAAATGCCAGACGGTTCATACGGTAAAAATAAACGCAGCGTGTGGACGGTCACAACCAAGCCCTACGCTGGCGCACACTTTGCGACGTTTCCGACTGATTTAATTGAGCCATGCATATTGGCTGGATCACGCGAGGGCGATATTGTCTTTGATCCGTTTATGGGTAGCGGAACGACGGCGCAAGTGGCGTTAGAACACAGGCGACAGTTTTTAGGATGTGAATTGAATCCGCAGTACGAACAACTGCAAAAAGAACGCATTAGCAGCGTGCAAGTCAATTTAATTTAAGGGGAATAAACATGGATATACCGAATTTAGACACAGCAGCATGGGATCGGTGGGTAGCCTACCGAAAGGCCATTAAAAAGCCGTTTAAGGACGTTTCGTTGCACGCTGCCGCAGTCAAGTTGGCAAAATACGGTGACCAGCAAGCCGAAGTGGTTGACCAAAGCATCAGCAACCAATGGCAGGGGTTGTTTGACCTGCAAGTAAAAAAACTCGCCCCCGGTGAAAAACCGCAGAAAACCAAGGAACAACGCGCCGCTGACGATCTGAATTGGGAAAATTCGGTCAAGCGTGCGGAAAAAGGTTGGCAGGAAACCATCCCGACCGCTTTCGGACGCCTCAAATTGTGCGATGCGCTGTGGGCGCGCTACACGATTGAGGAAGGCCCGGACGTTGACGACAAAATGGATTGGCTCAAGGGCGTGGTGGCGAGAAACCTGAAGGAAGCCGAAGCCAAGGCCGTGGCGAACGACCCGCATCTGATGATTATGGTCATGTGCTTTTTCGGCCCGCTCGGGGTCAAGCGCATCAAGGAACGGGCAGCGGTGGGCGCATGAAACCCGATTACATTGTCCGAATGGCTAAAAACGATTATGGCATTTACGCTTTTACAGAAAAAACCCTTGAATTATTTATTGTCCTTGTTGCCGCAAACGAGCGGGAGGCGTGTGCGAAAGTGTGCGACCGCGAAGCCGCCGCAGAAAGCAACCCCGTCCCGTTTGACCGATGTGCCGTTTTGATTCGCGCCCGAGGTGACCAATGACCCGCGATGACGTGATCCGCATGGCGCGAGAAGTGGCAGACAAGGACACGGTTGACCCGGTACATGGCGACCCGCCGTTCATTGTGCTGACGCCCGACGAGATGATCCGCTTTGCCGCCCTTGTTGCCGCAGCCGAACGCGAGGCGTGTGCTGCCATCGCCGACCAATACTCCGCACCGCTCGTCGCCGGTAAAATCCGAAAGCGAGGCGAAGATGGCGGCTAAACGGCGATGCAAAGAGTGCCAGAAAGAATTTCTGTCGCCCGAGTCCTATCGCACCCATAAACGCCGCGACGGGTTTTGCCGCAGCGATGAAGCCTTAATCGCTGTAGGGTTTAATAAAACGCCGACCGGCTGGATTATCGACCGGGAGCGCAGAAAATGAGCCGCCGCGCAGCCAAGGTGGACGCCAATCAAACTGCCATCGTGCAGGCACTTCGGGCGGCGGGCTGCTCGGTGCAAAGCATCGCCAGCGTCGGCAAGGGCGCACCCGATCTGTTGGTTGGCTACGGAGGCCAGAATTATCTGCTGGAGATTAAAGACCCCGCCCAGCCGCCCTCGGCCCGCAAGTTAACGGATTTCGAGGCCGCGTGGCACCTGTCGTGGAAGGGGTCGGTGCGGGTGGTGCATACCGCCGACGAAGCCATTGCATACGTCAAGATGTGACGTAGAATCGCGGTATGGCCGAGTATTCCGAAGATGTCGCCGAGTTCGTGTCTGTGCTGCTACACAGCTCGACCGTGACTCATTTTCAACATCTATCGAGTGCCTCGTACAGCCAGCACAAGGCGCTTGGCAAGTATTACTCGGCCATTATTGATCTCGCCGACCGCTACGCCGAGGCGTATTCGGGCAAATTTGAGCAGATCAAAAGCTGGCCCGAGGAGTTTCACATGGAGAAAGACCCGGTGAAATACCTCAAAAACATTCAAGATTTCGTCGAAGAAGCCCGCAAGGAACTCCCCGAGGATACCGAGCTACAGCAGATCATCGACGATATTGCCGACCTCATATCATCCACCCTGTTTAAGTTGAGATTTTTGGAGTAATCATCATGGAAAAGTACGGAACCAGCGCAAAACCGCCGAAGGGCGCGTCTGCCTCTGACGGCACGGGCGAGCGCCATGAGCGCCTCAAGAACGGCGTCGCCATGGGCATGGCCGACGGCGTAGGCAGCGACAAAAAGTTTGACGGTGGCCGTTCCAAGGGAACGTGCTATACCCACGACCGCAAGTCCTACCAGAAGTAAACGGGTAACCCCGGCGACCGCCGTCGCCGAGGCACCCTAACCACCGAAGGGAGAGATTCGATGGCTGACCCGCATGATACTTGTGGAACGTGCAAGTTTCACAAAGGCTCGCCCGTTGGGGCGTGCCACCGTTATCCAGAAACCATCGTGAAACACATCGCTGACCATTGCGGCGAGTACCTCCCTAGACCCGTCTATGACATCCAGACCGACGCCGTGGTGCCGGTCAAACGCCGTGGGAGGCCACCCAAGCATGATTAAACCCCTGCGAAACTTCATCGTGGTCAAGCCGATCACGCGGGAGCTGTCCAAGGTTTTGCACGTTCAGAACCGGGAAAAATACAACCGAGGCATGATCGTCAGCATCGGCCCCAAGGTCACCGACGCCAAGCCCGGTGATTTCGTGGTGTACGGCAACGGCACCTACCTCGACTTCCCGCTCGTCAAACACGGCGGCGAAGAATTCCAGATGATCCAAGAGGCCGACATCGCCTTCATAGGTGACCCATGAGCAAACACGACAAACCGATCCGCAGAGCCGTCGGCGGCAAGGGCGCGACCTACCGCCCGACCGAAAAAGGCGCAGGCATGACGGCCAAGGGCCGCGCCGAGTACAACCGCAAGAACGGCAGCAACCTCAAGCCGCCCGCGCCAAATCCCAAGACCAAGGCCGACGCAGGACGCAAAAAGTCATTTTGTGCAAGAATGTCTGGAGTGGTTCGGAACGCAAAGGGGCCGGCGACACGCGCAAAAGCCTCGTTGAAGAACTGGAACTGCTGACCGTGCGGTGCCACTCGGGAATCGGTGGCGCGGAGCATGAAAAAAGACTGTTTCAAGGAGCAAACAAATGACCAATTCAGTAGCCATCGGCGTCGCCTATCAAGATCAAGCAATCGTGGGCGGCAGCATCGACAACACCCCCATCGGCGCGACGACCGCCTCGACGGGCGCATTCACCAGCATCACCTCCAGCGCGACCTCGGGCGCGGTGATCGCCAACGCCACGGCGGGTCTGTATTTTCTGACCACCGCGATCACGGCGAACACCACCACCACGACCGCTCCGAAGGGCAGTCTTGCCACGACCACGAACGCGACTGGCACCGGCAAACTGTTTATCAGCGACGGCACGAAGTGGCAGTACCCTGTTGTTGCGTGATTGAGCTGCTAGAGCAGGAGATCAAGGCACTTGAGGCGTCAGAAACGGCGTCTCAAGTGACCCTCCAAATCCTACGGTCATTACTCGACAAGGCCCGACAACTTAAACCGAGCGTATTCGATGAACCGTGAACAGATCGCAGAACGCATGAAGGCACTCCAAGACGCCCAGAAGCGTCTAGAGGCCGAGATTTACCAAGTCAACGGCGCGATGGCCGACTGCAACTGGTGGCTCGCCAAGCTGTTAGACGAAGAATCCAAGGCCAAGGCAGAGGAGCCGAACAATGGCTAAAGCAGGGCTGTACGCCAACATCCACGCGAAGCAGGAACGCATCGCGCACGGCAGCAAGGAAAAAATGCGTAAACCCGGCACGAAGGGCGCACCGACCGCCGCCGCATTCAAGGCCGCAGCCAAGACCGCCAAGAGGAAATAACCCATGCCGCTCGTCAAAAGCACGACCCGCAAAGCATTCGGTCAGAACGTGAAAACGGAGATCCGTCATGGCAAAGGCCAAAAACAGGCGGTCGCCATCGCCTACAACGTCGCACGCGAAGCCAAAAAGAAAAAGCGCAAGTAAAATCAAACCGTTAAAAATCGAAACGATTGATTTAGGAGCGAAACAATGCCAGTCGGCGGACAACCCGGAAACCAGAACGCAGCCAAGGGGCGTCTATGGAACGATGCTCTCCGCATGGCAATCGCTCAAGACGACCGTGTTAGGGTTCGTAAGGCGGTAGAAAAACTGCTCGACCTTGCGGCTGAAGGCGAGCCTTGGGCGATCAAGGAACTGGCAGATCGACTCGACGGCAAGCCGGTTCAGCAGACGGTGCTGGAAAACAGCGACGGAACCCCGTTGCTTGCAGGCATCCAAGTGACGTTCGTCAAGCCAAGTGAGTGAAGTCGAGCAGGCTATTGCACGGGCAGAGTTTCCAGAAAAGTTAGCCTGCCTATTCCAGCCCGCCCGCTATAAAGTCTTGTATGGCGGTCGCGGAGGAGCCAAGTCGTGGGGCATTGCCCGCGCCCTGTTGATCCTTGCCGCACAGCGCCCGATCCGCGTCCTGTGCGCCCGAGAGTTCCAGACCAGCATCCGCGACTCGGTGCATAAACTGCTATCCGACCAGATTCAGTCGCTTGGCCTGCTGGGGTTCTACGAAATCACGCAGGCGAGCATCCGAGGCAGGAACGGCAGCGAGTTCGCGTTCGTGGGCCTTCGCAACAACGTCGCCAACATCAAAAGCTACGAAGGCGTGGACATCTGCTGGGTCGAGGAAGCCCAGACGGTGAGCCGGATGTCGTGGAACGTCCTTATTCCGACCATCCGCAAACAGGCCAGCGAGATCTGGATCAGCTTTAACCCCGAGCTGGAGTCTGACGAAACCTACCAGCGGTTCGTGGTCAACCCGCCGCCCGAGGCTGTCGTCCAGAAGATCAACTGGTCGGATAACCCGTGGTTTCCCGAAACGCTTCGGCTGGAGAAGGACGCCCTCAAGGAGCGCGATCTACAGGCTTACAATCAAGTCTGGGAAGGCATCTGCCGACAGTCGGTGGACGGCGCGGTGTTTGCCCATGAAATGCAGCAAGCCGAGATGGAGGGCCGCATCACGCGGGTGCCGTATCAAGCCGTTAAGCCCGTCCATGCGGTGTTCGACCTTGGCTGGGCGGACAACACGGCGATCTGGTTTCTCCAGTTCGTGGGCATGGAGACGCGGCTGATCCGCTACATGGAAAACAGCCAGAAGCCGATTAGCTGGTACCTCGCGCAGATGCAGAGCTTCGGCTACGTCTACGACACGATCTGGCTTCCGCACGACGCCGAGAACAAGACGCTTGCGGCTGCCGGGCGAAGCATCGAGGAAATCGTGCGTGCCTCGGGTCTCAAGACCCAAGTCCTGCCGCGCATCCCGGTGACCGACAGCATCAACGCTGCCCGCACCATGTTCCCGTCGTGTTGGTTCGACCGCGAGAACACCGACCTCGGCCTGCAATGCCTCAAGCATTACCGCTACGACGTAGACCCAGAATCGGGTCAATTCAGCCGGATGCCGCAGCACGATAGGTATAGCCACGGCGCAGATGCTTTCCGTTATATTGCAATGGTCGTCAAAGAACCGGTAAAACGAAGGCCGCAGGCGCGTATTGACGGCGCGGCTAACTGGATGGGCTAACGATGGCATATCAAGACCAGAGCGAAGATCCACGCATTTCAGAGGCCATCAAGTTTCTGCGCCTTGTCGCCGACGCCGACACGCAAAACCGCTCCGCCGCCCTTGAGGACGTAAAGTTCGCCGCTGGCGAGCAATGGCCGGTCGAGATTCAGAACAGCCGCAACCTTGAGGCTCGGCCTTGCCTCACGATCAACAAGATCGACGCCTATGTGCGGCAAGTCACGAACCAGCAGCGCGAGCAGCGCCCGCGCATCAAGGTTCACCCGGTCAACAACGAAGGCGACCTCAAGATCGCGCAGGTGATCGAAGGCATCACCCGCCACATCGAGATCAACTCCAGCGCCGACACCGCCTACGACACCGCGTTCGACTCGGCTGTGCGTATGGGCTGGGG